AAGCATTGCCGGATACGATTCGCAAGGACATTGAGAAGGCAGAAGAAAAAGCAAAGCATTCATCATATTGGCAGAATTGGTGGACCGTGTATGGTCTTGGAAGAATAGGAGCATTGCAAGGATGTGTGTTCGATAATTGGAACCAATGTGACCAACTGCCAGACAATTACAGATGGCGATGCATTGGTCTTGATTGGGGATACACGAATGATGCAACTGCTATTGTTGAAGTAAGGCAAGCAGATGGCAAGCTGTGGATGCATGAAATACACTATGCAACAGGAATGAGCAACAAGGACATCAGCAATGTCCTGGATGGTTTCAAGGGAATAGAAATCATTGCAGATTCTTCCGAACCGAAAAGCATTGATGAACTGCGAAGATACGGCCACAGGATTCGTGGAGCAGTCAAAGGAAAGGACAGCATCATGTATGGCATCAACCAAATGCAGCAGGTGCCATTGATGGTGACATCATCATCAACCAATCTGATCAAGGAATTGCGTGGATATGTCTGGCAGACAGACAAAACAGGTGCATCATTGAACATTCCTGTGGACCATAGCAATCACGCGATTGATGCAGCACGTTATTCCATCATGAGTAAATCAATGTCAACCGGTACCTATGCAGTCAGGTGATAAGATGACGAATGCAGAAGAATGTCCTATCTGCCATAAGGTAGGATTTCACAAACTTAGCTGCTCAACGCAGAAGGTAACTGTGTTCATCCCAACACTTGAAGGAGACGAAGCGGAGGAGTTCATCCGCAAGGCAGATGAGAACGTAAGACTTATGAAGCAGAGACGTTGCAAGAACCATGTATGGCGAAAAGACTACATTAATGGTGGCAAGGTGTGTCAGGTATGCGGCAAGGCAAAAGAAGAAGTGAAACGAAGTAAAGACGTAGAAGAATGAAAGAAACGGAATTACGCATTGGGAATTGGGTTCTTGAAGATGATACACAACAAGTAGGTCAGGTTGACTTAGTGATAATTGAAATCATTGAAAGGGAGTTAAACCATACATATAAACCAATCCCACTTACAGAAGAATGGTTGGAACGTTTTGGATTTGAGAAAATACAAATGTCAATACCTACTGCCTACAAAACAAAAGACGGGTTTAGAATAAAAAAAGACCAAAGAGGCTATTGGATGCAGTATAAATACGGAATGACAATAATTAAACACGTACACCAACTTCAGAACCTATACTTCGCACTAACAGGCGAAGAACTCCATACTGACAAAACCAACAAAACTGTCAACCAATAAACTGACGAATGATTCCATTGGACAGACTTGAAAAGGAACTGAAGTCAATGACATTTCCAGAGAAGGTGCGAATCAGCAAGTGTGAAGTTGTGACCAATGTGCCACAGATGATTGACAGCCACATCAAGATTCTCCGTGGCAATCCAGGCAACAGGCTATTCATGCCGTATTATGACAGATTGCTGATGTTGCGTTTCTCAGTAGATACAGATTGAACATTTTGCTATTTATCTGAAAGACAACACATGAACATCCTTGAAAGACTTGGACGTGTATGGAAGATGCAGGAAGCGTATAATGACTATCCACAGGCAGCTTCAGAGAATGCAAAGAAAGCATTGCGATATGCGGAAAAGTATGGATGGAAAAGCTGTGGCACACCTGTTGGAAAGGCAAGGGCAAGGCAGTTGGCAAATCGTGAACCAATTTCCGTGGAGACAATTGAACGAATGGCCGCGTTTATCCGGCACAAAAGGAACAGCAAGCGCAAACTTGGTGAAGGTTGTGGCCGTTTGATGTGGCTTGCATGGGGCGGAGACGAAGGTGTCAATTGGGCAATCAGAAAAATAGAACAGATAAGAAAAGAGAATGAAAGAAATTGAACTTCCAAGTAGTTGGTCCGAAGTGACCGTGGAGCAGTTTGCGGCATTGCAGAATGTGATGAAGCACGATGACCTGCATGAATATGAAAAGAACGTGGCCATCATCAGCATCATGTCTGGATGGTCAGAATCGGATGTCAGAAAGCTGTCATTGAAATCCTACACCAACATCATGAAATCATTGGCATTCCTTTCTTCAGCAGTTGAAGGAAAGTTGCAGAAGTACATGATGGCAAACGGCAAGAAGTACAGAATTGAAAGTGATGTGGAGAAGCTGACAGGTGGACAATATATCACATTGATGCATCTGATGAAGGACCAGGACAAGGTGATGGACAACATGGCTGACATTCTTGCATTGTTCTGTATTCCAAGCAAGAAGACATGGTTTGGATGGAAGGATGGTGTGTATAATTCAGAGCAACACAGCGAAGTTGCTGCTGACATGAAGGATGCCAAGATGAATGTTGTCTATCCATTGACTGCTTTTTTTTTCGAAAGTTACAAGAACTACGTGGCGAATATGCAGGTCTATTTGGGTCTGATGGCCAAGAAGAATCTGAAGGAAGCAGAGAAGCAGTTCAAACGTATGAAACCAGATTTGGATGGATCGACTTGGTCAACAATCTGGCAAACAATGACCATAGCAAATGGGACCATTTCTTCCGTCTTCCAATCAGAGAACTATTTAACGTCATTACTTTCTATCGCGAAAAACAGGCGCATGATCGCCAACAAAACATTCAACAGCAAGCAGGATTGAAGCATGGCATTTGATAAGTTGGTTGATACATTGAACGGATTCCGGAAGGCATACACCAATGCCTTGGGAAAATCTATCAAGGACAATGACCTTGTTGCCACAGGTAGACTTGGGACATCTGTCAGTCTTCCAAAGCAGCCAAAGGTCAAGGTGTTTGGCAGTATCTATCAGATGCAAATCACGATGGAAGACTATGGTCTTGACCTGGATGAAGGAACAAGGCCACAGGGCAAGCGGCCAAACAACTTCACATTCGCTGACAATTACAAGGACATCTATGATTGGCTGAAGATTCCAACTGTCCGTGATAAGATAGGCGGATTCAAAGGCAATGCAGACACAGAGAAGTGGAGCGAATCCAAGCATCGTGGATTGGCATTTGTCATTTCACGGAATCTGGCTAACTACGGAATGCGACCAAGGAATTGGATTGATCCATACACGGAACCAATCAACAGGGCGGTGCCATCTGAAATTGAAGAAGCAATTGCCGATGATGTGGCATTGACTATGGAACAGCTAAAGGAATTTATTGAATCACAAGGATAATGGCAACACTAATTGTCTATGCAAATGGCGAAAGCCAAGAACCAACTGACTACTCGTTAGCTTACAATGACAACAGGTATGTCATCAGCAGTACGCAGTACACACCAACATTGAGATTCAGAATCAACATTCTGAAGTATCCGTATGTCACAGGTGATCTGCCAATTGCAACATTGGTTGTGTATCCATCTGTTGGAATTTACCAAGGTTCACCATTTGAGAATCACGCATGGTTTGATGTGTCCAGGATTACGCAGTCACAATTGACACATGATGTGAACATTCCTGCTGCTAACCATCAAGCATTCTTCCAGAATGGCAACAGCCATTTTGAGTACTTTATGACCATCTTGGAAGAAGACATTGATCCTGCTACAGATAGGTATGACACAGTTGGTCTGACAGTATTTGAACAGAAATCAGTATGGAATGGTGTGCGAAACCTTGTTGATTGGATTGATTTCGATTACAATGACTTCATCATCAATGCACCATCAACAACCAAGCGATTTCTGACAGATGCACCAAGCATCCGGAACATTGATTCCGCACAGTCTGCATGGCTGTACTACATTGTGAATGACAAGTTGAGCGCAAACAAATATCTGATCAATGCGTATGATGATGTGGATGGACAAGGAACATTGCTGTCATCTGGATTCGTTACATCACCATATCCAACTGCAAACAATTACGATGCACAATATTGGCGCATTTCAATTGGTCCACAGGACATTGCAAACATCGATGCATCATTGATGACAGGCAGCACACCATCAACAGTTCTGAATGGTGCAAAAAGTTACACCATCATGCTGCTGAACAGTACCAATGTGCAAGAATCAGAAGCTGTGACATTCAACCTGGACCAACAATGTTCGAAGTATGAACCTGTTCGTCTGCATTGGTTGAACAGACTTGGTGGAATGGATTCATTTAACTTCAATCTGAAATCCATGAACAAGACAGATGTGAAGCGTGAATCCTATCATCAGCAGCATCACACATTCACAGGATTCGTGTACGATTATACCAAGGCATCACGTGGCCAAACAGACTTTGATGTGCAGATGACAGAGAAGTTGACTGTGAACACAGACTATCTGACAGAAGCTGAAAGCACATGGATGAATGACCTGTTCACATCACCTGTTCTGTACAGAGAAGTAAACAATGAATTGATTGCCATGAACATCACAGGCAACAGCATCCAGAAGAAGACATCATTGAATGACAAGTTGATGCAGTACACATTCGAATTGAACTATTCACTTACAAATAGAAGACAACGTGGCTGATGTGCAGGTGTTGGTCGAAGGCCGACCAATTGACATTTTTCAATTTGACTTTTCGTTCAATTATGCGATTGCTGACATTCGGCATCCAGATGAAAGGAAGACCGAATATTCCAAAACCATTCAATGTCCAGGAACACAGCGCAATGATGCCATCTTCGGACAGATCTATGACGTAAACATTTCCAATGCTTACAATTCTACTGCTGCTAACATTGAAGCAAATTTCAATCCGAATAAAAGAGCAAATGCACGAATCATAACAGATGGCATTGAAGTGATGGATGGCACCTTGCAGTTGCGACAGATAACTGCGAAGAAGGACCAATTGATTTATGAAATCATATTCATTGGCAAGATGGCCAACATCTTCAATGAATTAGGTGATGCAGAATTGAATGGTCTGGATGACGATGGCAATCCATTGATTGACTTCAGCGACCTTGACCATGAATACAATTATGGTGAAATCGTCAGCAGTTGGAGCAACACAGATGGATACGTGTATCCAATGTTAGACTATGGTGTGAATGAACCATTGTATCAACAGACATCTGAAAGGATATACAAGGTCAATGACTTCAGACCTGCTGTGTTCCTGCATGATATTGTTGACCGAATCTTCAGATTTGCAGACTTCAGTTACACATCAACATTCCTGTCATCCACATTCTTCCAAAGACTGATCATTCCATGGACCAATGAAGGATTCCAACTGAATGAATCGGAAGTTGAAGCACGAACGGCACAGGCTGCGTCTCCTGGACAGGATTTGAATGAAGCATTCTTCCAAAACAACTTTCCAACAGGACCAATCATTGAAGAAGTTCTATTGGATTTCGACAGTTCAATTGATCCAAACAACCTGTGGAATGATGCAGGTGACTATTATGAAGCATCTGTTGATGGTTTATACAATGCATTGGTAACCATGTCATTCAATGTGGCATTGACCGGAACATCATTTCCAGGTGTGCAGCCTATTCAATTCAGATTCTACGTTCAAAACACAAGTGGAGCAATCACACAAGTTGGCAGTTCTGTTGGTGACCTGCAATTGTCCGGAACAACATTGCTGTCTGCGAATGTGGAGAATGTGTTTTTGGAAGCAGGTGACAGACTTTATGTTGAAGCATTCATCAATTTCCAAGCAGCAGCCGTGTTCTTCGCAAATTACCAATGCGATGTGAACACAGCATCAACCATTGAAGTGACATCTGGAGACCTTGCAATTGTTGAAGGTCAGCAGATTCCAATGAACAGTTTGGTTCCGGAAATTGAAATGAAGGACATTCTGTTGTCCATCATCCAGATGTTCAATTTGTATGTCACAATTGATCCGAATGATGAACGCAATCTGTTGATTGAAACACGTGACACATTCTATGCATCTGGAAAGGTGAAGGATTGGACACATAAGATGGCACGTGACAAGGATGTGACATTGCAACCTTTAGGTCTTCTGACAGGCAATGAATTTCTATACACGTACGCAGAAGATGATGACTATTACAATAAGCGATACAATGACAGCTTTGGTCATGTCTATGGAAGAGCAAAGGCAGAAGTTGACAATGACTTCCAACTTGGGACCAATGAAATGGAAGTTATCTTCAGCGCAACACCAATGGTCAATGACAATCCAAGCAACCGAATCATTGGCAAGATATACAATGAAGATATTGAAGATGGTGTGGCTGAAACTGAACACAACATCAGACTGCTGTACTTTGGTGGATTGATTCCAAGCAATCCGGATTGGATCTTTAGATATCGGCAAGCAGTACAGAATGGATTCGTGACCATTGATGTGGCGCAATCATCATATCCGTACGCAGGACATCTGACACATCCAGGAACAGGTGGCATCATTCCACAGCAGGACATCAATTTTGGAATACCAAGGCAATTGTTCTATTCGGGAAATGCATACACAGGCAATCTGCTGTACACCAATGCCAATGTGTTCAATGTATTCCACAGAAATCATGTGATTGAAATCACAAACAAGGACAGCAAGCTGATGACGGCAATGTTTTACTTGGAACCTTTGGACATCATGAACTTGGATTTCAGAGACCAGATTCAGATTGACAACAGCTATTGGCGCATCAATGAAATCAAAGACTACAATCCATTCAAGGAACAGTTGACCAAAGTGGAACTGTTCAAGGTGATTGTGAAGGAACCATTGGAAGTTGACACATTCCAAGTTGGACAGCCTAAGAAAATATCAGATGGATTGGCCAAGGTCAATGCACCTGTTGTGAAGAAGTTGCAGAGAAGCGGCAATGTCTTTCCACAATTCAATGGTGGCAAGGTGTCCGGAAAGCGCAACCGTGTTGGTGACAGCACAACAACATTCATGGTGCAAGGTAATGACAACAAGGTTGGTGAAGGAAGCAGCAACATCACCATCATTGGTGATAGGAATGAAGTTGGTGCAGGATTACACAATGTCCGCATCATTGCCACAGATGGTGCCAAGGTCAGCAGGTCGAATGTGACCATCATCAATGGTGAAGAACAGATGAATGGCTACATCATCGAAGGTGGCGAAGATGACGTTAGGGCAACGGATGCAGGTGGCACCATCTACGTTGTGGATGGAATGGAAGACCAAGTGCAGGAACAATATGGCGATATAGCTATCTATACAATAGATGGCGGCCAAAACATAAACTAAGCAATGTCAACACAAGAT